ATACAATCGTAGCTAGCATACGTATTGCACGAAGGAAGACCAGTCTTGAAAACTCAGGTTGCCCTATGTATGTCGAATGTATTGAATATATATTTTGCTAGGCAAAATACAACTACATATTGAATCTGTTGAGGCGAACACCAACTAAAAACAACGGAACCGAATTTGCGACTCGGTAATCTGGCCGTTAGAGGGGGGCTATTCGTCGTGCAAGTTTCCCAGATTTTGTCCCGTCGTAGAAGGCTGTCGAAACAAACTCATCTGAGTGGTAGGTAAAGCTACACCTGGGCTACCTTAATAGATTTATTATGAAGTTTCGATTATGTACCAAATGTACTAGCTCCCAATATAATGGGGGCTGTACCTTCTCCTATAATGTATTTTAATTTACTTAGTTAATATAAAAAAATTGTATTTACGAAGTAAATATCATGAACGAAGTGAATGAAATATAAGATACTCACCAAACAAGTTTGGTTCGTATTCTCACTCAACCTAAAGGTTGGTTCGAAGTATTTGTTAATACTACTAAATAATATAATCAACATTAGTTATGAAGTAGTGAAGCGAATACGTCAAAAAGTATTCACTGAACGCATGAATAGCAAAACATAGAGTTTTGCCCGTAATCGTTTATTAAATTAGATAATGTTAGATTATCTAATTATATATAAAGTATAAAGAAAAATATGTAATTACGAAGACTTTAGTCGAAGTAATTATACGAACAAAGTGAGTAGAAAGAAGGAATAAAATGAAAAATATAGATAAAGTAAAGAAAAAGATTAAATTAGTTAAATCTAAAATTAAAGATAATGAAGAAATGATATATCTTTTACGAAAAGAAAATTCTTCATTATTTGGTAAATTTTTGAAATACTCCAGTGAATTACAAAAGTTAGAAGGTGGAAAGCAATGAGACGTAGATGGGATATAGTCATTGATGTTGGAGAACTATTATTGGAAGCTGGCGTTGTGAAAATTAAGGTACTGTCGGATAGATATGTGTTATATGGACACAAGGACACGGTATTAGACGTTATTATTGATGGTGCATATAGGGTTATTAAAGCCTTTTTGAAAGGGCAAAAAGTGACTTATAATGGAGAGACTTTTAATGTAACTGATGTTATCAATGAAGCTTTTAAAGAAAGAAAAAAAGAAGTAGACTTAGCTATTAGCAAAATTAAAAGTCCAGTAGTTAATAGTGTGCCAGATGAAAATAAAGAAAAGGTTTCACAGATACTAGATAAAGAATTACTAGCTCGATTGTAAAGGAGTTGACAAATTATGAATTTCTGTGATTTACACAGCCATAGCGATTTTTCAATATTTGATGGATTTGCTACTATAGACGATAAAATAAAACGAGCCAAAGAGCTTGGGTATACTGCATTAGCAATGACAGAACATGGTACTACTACTGGTCTTATGGAATTTTATCTCAAATGCAAAAAAGAAGGTTTAAAACCTATCTTAGGTTACGAAGGATATTTTGCCATCGAGCCAGAAGTAAAAGGCGGTCAAACTTATCATATTCTGTTATTATGTAAAAATCTTACTGGGTATCGTAATCTCATGAAGATTGCTACATATGGAACAGAACATTTTTATCGAAAGCCTCGAATTGGTTTTGAGATATTAGAGGAATGTCATGAAGGACTTATTTGTAGTACTGCATGTATCGCTGGTGTGTTAAGTCATGAACATCCAGATAACATGATTCACGACTTACACAAAATCTTTGGTAATGACTTTTACTTGGAAATACAGCCACATGATTTTCCAGAACAATATGAATACAATAAAAAGGTCCGTGAGCTAGGTAACAAATATAACATTCCTATCATCATTACTGGTGATAGTCATTATGTATTACCATCTGATACCGATACTCATCGTGCATGGCTTGGTTTAGGTGAAGATAGTGAGTATTATGCTTCTGGTGATTATCATATGATGAGCCAGGAAGAAATGGCTAAATTCTTCGATTACGATACGTCGCAATACTTCAAGAACGTATCTAACATTATAGACCAATGCGATGTTGAAATCCCTATGGGAGAAGAAAACTTCCCTGTATTTGATTGTAAGGACCCATTACGTTATCTAAAAGATAGGTGTAACGAAGGGTGGAAACATTTAGGTATTGCAAAGAAAGACAATAGCCAGCAGTATAAAGAGCAAGCAATACATGAATTTAATGTGTTAGAACAATGTCATTACACAAATTATATGTGTATTATTCATGACATGTTAGAATTCTGTAAACGTAAACATATACCAATTGGGCCAGGACGTGGTTCTGTTGGTGGCAGTTTAGTTGCGTATTTAGCTGGTATTACACAAGTAGACCCTATACGATTTAATCTAGTATTTGAACGATTCGCTAATCCAGAACGTGTAACAAGCCCAGATATTGACGTTGATGTCTCTTCTGAAAGACGTGAAGAAGTTATCGATTATATCCGTGAAAAGTATGGCTTAGTATATCAGATTAGAACAATTAGTTATATACAACCTAAATCAGCATTACAACGTGCTGGTCAAGCGTTAGGCTATGCTCCAGCAGATATAGACGCTATATCAAGTAAAATTGATGATTTAGCAGATGTAAAAGATGATATGCTTCGTGACTTAGCTGAAAAGTTTTTAGGTCACATAGAAAAGTATAGTACACATGCGTCAGCTGTTGTCGTATTCCCTAAAGATGTAAGCAATTGGTGTGCAGTAGAAAAGAATAAAGATATTCTTGTAGCGGCACAAGACTTTCACTTGCTTGAAAAACAGGGGATTATGAAGCTTGATATTCTCGGTCTTAAAACGTTAGATGTACTAGATGGTGCATTAGAGCGTATTGGTAGACCAGATGAACTATTAATCAATAATATACCTCTGCAAGATGATTACACAGCTCGTATGCTTAGAGCTGGATTTACACAAGGTTGTTTTCAAATTGAATCTGGTGGCATGACAGATATAGTCAAAGCCATTAATACTCAACGAGTAGAAGATTTAATTGATACCGTAGCATTGTTTAGACCAGGGCCATTAGATTCTGGCATGGTCCGAGTCTTCGAACGTCGTAGACAAGGCGAAGAAGCAGTTACGTATCTGCACCCTAAATTAGAGCCTATCTTAAATGATACAGAAGGTGTTATTTTATACCAAGAACAAATCATGAAGATTGCTCGTGAACTATGTGGTTATACATATGGTGAAGCAGATAACTTACGTCGTATTATTGGTCGTAAGATTACAGAAGAAATGCAACCAGTCATTGACGATATGTTAGAAAGAGGCTTAAAGAATGGGATTCCTAAAGACATTATGCAAGAGATATGCGATGAGATTGTCACTTTTGCTAACTATGGATTTAACAAGGGCCATTCTGCGGCGTATGGGCTTTTAGCTTGGTATACAGCTTACATTAAGGCACATTATACAGCAGAGTATATGGCGTCATTAATAGACATAGTTGGGCAAGATACAAGCGGTAGAGATAAACTTTCTCCTCTTATCGAGCATTGTAAAAAGATTAACATCAAGGTGTTGCCACCAGATATTGGTGTTAGTCAAATGAAATGTGTCGGTAAAAATCGTACAGTTACATTGGGGTTTAATTTGATTGCTGGTGTAGGCAATTCGATTATACCAAATGGAAATAATGCGGAACAGTTTTTAGTAGATAATGTAAATTTGAATAAGACCGTTCTCAAAAATATCGTTCGTTCTGGTGCGTGTGATAATTACACTAGCAAAACCAGATGGGAATTACTGGAATATATAGACTGGCTTAAAGATAAACGAAAATCTAAAGGTGAGTTTGTGTATTCTGGCGAACAAGAAGAAAGCTATGGTCAAATGGAGTTCGCTACATTACGATATACGTTTACTGATATGTTTGCTGACTATGACAATAGTATTGTAGATGGCAATACAAATATTCTCGCACTCATAACTAAAATCAAGAATACGAGAACCAAGAAGGGTAAACCTATGGCTTTTGTTGAAACATTGTCTAAAGACAAGGCTCGAAAGTTAGCATACTTCGGCGACAAACTGGAAGAACTAAAAAAAGGAAATATGTACATCATGCAACTGGATAATACCGTTATACGTGATTTTATTACAGCAAAAAAGAGGGCTTAATTGCCCTCCTTTTTCTTTTTGTAATTTTCTTTTAATTCTTTGAGAATTTGTTCTTTGACAAATATGTCAATGAGTTCTACATTTTTCGGATTCATAATAAATCTATAGACTTCTTCTGTATATAGATTATTAATATTATCTCCATACATAATGTATTCTGGAGTTACATCAAATATTTCCGCTAGTTTTTGGGCCATCGGTATACGCATTTCTTTAGTAACTCCGTTTTCAATACGTGAAAGTGTTGTGGTACTGTTTGCTCCCATTCGAGCTGTTAATTGTGCTTGTGTCCAGCCTCGTTTTTCTCTTAGTCTTTTAACTCTTTCTCCTATAGTCTCCACATAATTCACCTCCTATTAGTTATATTATAATATGTTTTGTGGTATAAATCCACCTAAAAGTAAAATAAATTACTGTAATTATTACTGCAATATAAACAATTTTAAAGTGGTTTTGTCTATTTTATGTGGTTTATGTGGCGTATTACAAATACAGAGACCATAAGAAAAGCAGTATTTATGCGTGTTCTTGTAGTTGGCGAACTGAATTATACATGATTTTGGTAGTTATGACCACTAAATTGTAGTATAATGAGATTTCAAAGAGCGACTACGGGGATGGTCGCCATATGTACGTTAAGGAGGGGACCATGCGGTTATTTATTGCAGAAAAGCCATCCATGGCTCGAGAAATCAGTAAATGTTTGCCGGAAAATAAGAATATACAAAAACGCAATGGTTATTTTATCCAAGGTGACGATGTTGTTACATGGGTTGTAGGGCATGTATTACATCAAGCCGAGCCTGGTGACTATGACGATAAATATATTCGTTGGCGTCCTCAAGACTTACCAATTGTACCTACTGAGTGGAAATTACTCGTAACCGATAGCAGTCGTCAACAGTTTGAAACTGTAAAAGAGCTGATTGGAAAGGCCGATATTATTGTCAACGCGGGTGACCCGGATAGAGAAGGTCAGTTATTAGTCGATGAGGTTTTGTATTTTGTAGGCAATACAAAACCGGTGCAACGGATTTTATTAAATGCATTGGACGAGAAATCTGTAAAATCGGCATTAGGTGATTTGCGCGATAATAAGGACTTTCACAATCTATATCAATCTGCATTAGCTAGAGCGCGTGCCGATTGGTTAATCGGGATGAATTTATCGAGGGCCTATACATTATCTGAACGGTATAAGGGGAATAAGGTAACATTGCCTATAGGCCGTGTAAAAACACCGACACTAGCACTCGTAGTACGTCGTGAGCGAGAATTAGCCGACTTTAAACCGGTTGATTATTTTACCGTTAAAATTTTATATACCCATGAGAATGGTACCTTTTGGGCAACGTGGCAACCTAAGGATGAACAAAAAGGATTAGATCCAGATGGGCGTCTCATTAATAAAGGGGTTGCTGAAAGCTTAGTGCAACAGCTAGCATCAAGCCTTGATGGCATGGTAAAATCCGTTACAAAATCCAAGAAGAAAGATTTACAACGGTTGCCATTATCACTATCGTCATTACAAGTGTTGGCAGGGAAGGCATACTCTTATGACCCTCAAACTGTACTTGATACGGCACAGAAATTATACGAGAAAAAATTGACCACGTATCCTCGTTCTGATTGTGAATACTTGCCACCTAATCAATATGGTGATCGTATGGCTATTCTCAGCAATTTAGCGCAATCGGGGGATGAAAAACTTTCACAATGGGCACAAAATGCGGATAGAAATATTAAGAGTCGTGCATGGAATGAAAAAAAGATTACTGCCCATCATGCCATCATTCCAACCACAGTTGCTTGTAATGTAAACAGCCTAACTCAAGCAGAACGTAATATTTACTTTCTCATCAGTCAGGCCTATATTGCTCAATTTTATGGAGAACATGTATATGAGCAAACAAGGATTGTAGTTGGTCAATGCGAGGAAGAATTCGTTGCCAATGGTCGCGTTGTTATTGAAGAAGGCTGGAAGTCCTTATATAAGCGTCAAAAGTCTAAGACTAACGCAGATGGTGATGAACCGGACTTAACCGATGAACGAGGTGCAGAATCGGGGCCTAAAAAGGATGCTATCGAAGAAGCAGATCATTTGCCGTCGGTTAAAAAGAATGACTCAGTTAAATATACGGATTCATCTGTAGAGTCAAAACAAACAAAACCGCCCTCTCGATTTACGCCTTCTACATTATTACAAGCGATGAAGGAAATTCATAAGTTTGTTAAGAATGAAGAGTTGAAGAAACAATTGAAGGCTGTATCCGGTATTGGAACGGAAGCGACGCGGGCAAATATTATTGATGAATTAATCAGTCGTGGGTTTATGAAGACATCTGGTAAGAAACAGGTGTTATCTCCTACCGATACGGGATATCTTTTGGTAGATGCATTGCCTGATGAATTATTATATCCTGATGAAACAGCCATTTGGGAGGAACGTCTTGCTCTTATGAGTGAGGGGGAGGATACACTGGAGTCATTCCTAAAAGATCAGATTCAATTTTTACAACACTTAATTGATAAACTTGGTTTTGATAAACTGGTAAGTCGTGATCAAATGATGCCCAATGTGGTCCGTACCATTTCGAATCAAAATGCAAGACGGCCTATGGATGCCAATCAAGTAAATCTGAAGGATTTACCTGAGTGTCCATCCTGTAAGAAGGGGCGATTACAACGGCGGAGTGGTAAGTTTGGCGCCTTTTTAGGTTGTACTAATTATCCGTCTTGTCGATATACTCAACCTGTAGGTGGTGGTCAAAACGAGGATTCAAATCTGGAGGTTCCGGAAGAGTCAAAGCAATATATATGCCCTCGATGCAAAAAAGGATATTTTGTAAAGCAACAGATGAGAGGACGTACTACATGGGTTTGTAGTAATCGTTTAGCTTGCAAGACGCAGTGCATGGATGTAGAGGGTGTACCGAGTATCTATGCAAATCAAAATAAATAATGGCACATAAAAAATGCGTGTAGCTTATGATATGCTACACGCATTTTTGTGTTATCTTCGATTGCCACGTCGACCTGTTTGTGATGTAGAGGTACGGCGTTGTCGAGTATTGGAACCCTTATGGCCTCGAGCCTTATGGGCTTTTGCCTTTGTAGATTGATAGGAACTTGTGATTTTAGGTTTTGATGTTGCTTTTTTGCGTTTTGGCGCAGTGCTGGCATTACCTTTAGTTTTGATTTGCCCATCTTTTGTGTATTTTGTTAAGGTTGCTTGGATCGCACGTTCTATGCGTCGTAACCAAGATTCATCGGCTGGCGTAGCAAATGTAACGGCTATACCAGAATTACCTGCACGACCTGTACGACCGATACGATGGATGTAGTAATCTACATCATGAGGTACATCATAGTTGTATACATGAGTGATGCCCTCAATATCGATGCCGCGCGCTGCAATATCAGTAGCCACCAAAATTTGTGTTTTTGCCTTGGCAAAGTCTCGAAGTATTTGTGTGCGTCGGCCCTGTGTTAGGTCGCCGTGCATTTCAGCAATGTTGAGACCTGCAGCTGTCAACTCGTAGGATAGTCGAATGGCGCCTTCTCGCTTGTTACAGAACACGATTGCCAAATATGGATTATCTTCTTGGATCATCTTGATGAGGCGAGGTGTTTTATCCTCTGGATTCATCATATATACGCGTTGGTCAATTGAGTCTAGTGTAATGTGTTTACCTTCCGCTGTTACAGATACCGGTTTTGTCATATATGCTTTTGCTAGGTTGCGTATCTTGTCCGGAATTGTAGCAGAGAAGAGTAACAATTGTCGATTCGCATCTGTTTGACCGATTAGATTTTCTATGTCTGGTAAAAATCCCATGTGAAGCATTTGATCCGCTTCATCTAACACTACGCGACGGATCGAATCGAGATGGAGTGAGCCGCGCTTAGCGTGGTCCAATAAGCGACCTGGTGTACCTAGGATAACGTGAGGACGTCTACCAAGTTGTTGTAATTGGGATTCAATCGTTTTACCACCGATGAGCGGAAGAATATCGACATCCAACACAGCGCCTAGCACCTTTGCTTCGTCGGAAATTTGTTTAATGAGTTCCCGTGTTGGTGCGATAATCAGTACTTGTTCTTGATGTACATCTGTGTGAATGCGTTGCAATATAGGCAATAAGAAGGCTAATGTTTTTCCTGTTCCTGTTTGTGCCTTTGCAATAATATCATTGCCTTTGAAGACGATAGGAATCGATTGTTCTTGAATCGGCGTTGGTTCTTTTATGCCTTGTTTTTGTAAGGTGCTAATAAGTTCGTCGCAAACGCCTAAGGATTTAAAAGATTTCATGTGTCGTCCTTTCTTTAATACATATTATATTAATTATACCCAATCTATTAGAGTGGAGCAAATTTATATCATTATAGAATATTCTAGGGAGAATAATGAGTGTTGAATAACATCTAATTAAATGAATAAAATTTAGAAAATGAGAATTTGATAGGTGAAATTGAGATTAGAAGTCTTAATAATGACAAGCAATTCTTGAAACGCAAGTATGAAAATGAGAATGAATGTATAATAAATTGATAACAAGATAACCTTAATTATCATTTTCGGTAATGAGAAATCTTATTGTGTATATAATATTAAAATGGATAGACCCTTATTTTATAAGTACGTTTGGTATGTTTTTAAAATAGGTATAATCATATTTAATAATAAATATAAATATTTTGAATAACAAAATGATAATTATTGTTGAAATTATGAATTCTCATGATATAATAATTTAAGATATTAATACGCATTATTATTTGGTGTGTTTAATATGAGGTTGTTAGGTACAATAAT